TGACTTTGTACAGAGATGGATACAAATTTGGCAGAGTCATTAACAAAGTTACTGATTTAGAACTTCAAGCTAAAAAACTAGGCTATTCTGTCGAAAAAATGAAATTTTTTTGGGATGTTGGGGTAAAGCATACAAATTTAGAATCACACCCGATTGATACTATTATCGATACTGAAACACACAATCAAATTCAAAAAAATATATCTACTATGCCATTAATTTTTGACGCAATGAAATCAGTTGTAGGTAATCACTACATTCCACAGCCGATCATATACAAGCATAAAAATGGCACAACTGTTGGGGCAATTAGCTACAATAAGATTGAATGGAAGAGTCTGAAAGTTATTGCGAAAGTTAAATTTCTTACAGAGTGAGTAAAATAAGAAAACATAGTATGTATTAATAAATTTTTATCTAACAACAAAAGGACAACACCACATGGCATCAATTAATAAACATAAAATGGGTAATTACAGACTTACTCATAAAGATCCATTTACAAATAAATGGAAAGACAGTTATTATAAAACTAAAAAAGAAGCACTTTCAGCTAAAGCTACTTTTGATTATATTGACAATATGAAAAAAATTGGATCAGATGATTGGAAAAAGGTAGTTAAGCAACCACAAGAAGAGCTTACACTTGAGCAATTAGTAAAAGATTATCGTGGTAACTTTTTAGCGAATAAAACCAATAAAGGTACTATTAAGCGTAGAAATGCGTGCATTAGAGCAATGTATAGAGTTTTTGCTAAAGAAACTACTGTGCGTGAAATACGCTCACTTAAACGCACTATGATTCCAGATGGCGAAAAACAAGGTTGGGAAATATTCAAATCTCATCATGCTCATTTAAGTAGACACACTATTAATGGCTATCTAACTGAGTTAAAAGCAATGTTTGATTGGGCGCGTATGATGGAGCGTATTGACTTTGTAGTCATTAATAAACTAGATAAGTATACTGATGATGAGTTACCTGAGATTACACACCTGGAATGGAAACCTAGTCAAGCATATCAGTTATTATATGATGATCATTTAACTCAATACCATAAAGACTATATAAAATTATTTACACTCACTGGTTTGCGTATATCTGAATTATTAGGACAGAATACTGACTATCCAGAGAAAGAGTTTAAATGGAAACACGTTAATTTTGAAACCAATGAATTGAGTATAAGAGTTAAACGTAAGAAATTTCGTTTAGTGCGTACTGTACATGAAGATGTGATGGCAATACTTAGGAAATGGAAAGACAAAGGTTTTAAAAGACCATTAGACTTTAAATATTCTTATGTAAGAAATCACATTATTCCACAAATTAATATGGCACTAGGATTCAAGTTCACTACGCATGACTTACGCAGATTAAACGCACAATTAGCGCGTCCAGTGTTAGGCTTAGAAGATGCGAGTAAATCCATTGGAGATAGCACATTGTTAGTAGTAGAGAAACACTATGCTGGTATTAGTGCAAAAGAAATGACGCGTATAAATAACGCAGTCGTAGATCAATTAACCACAATAACGCAGACAGCAACTGCGTAATTTCGGTATATTTCGGTATAAATAGGTCTTTCACCTCTCAGAATTAATGGATTCAAAATCCATTGTCTGAAAAGACGTGCTGGTTCGATTCCAGTCATCGGTACTATCGAAGTTATGCACGAGAAACCTCACTTTTTAGTGAGGTTTTTTCGTTATATTACTTACTCTTTTGATTATTGAGTTAATGCAAAATAATGCATATAAATGCACCTTTTTTCGGTATATTTCGGTATAAGACTTTTTATACCGAAAACTAACTACATATATCTGTTACTATTTAAGTTACGCGTCAATTTACGATTTCACGCAGCGTGAGTGTACAACTGAATAGATCTGGACTAATTTCTTTAAACACTATAGGATCTATTAAGCGTACAAAACAAATCGTACCAGTGTATGCATCTGTACTATAAAAAAATGGATAACGATTCGTTACAATAGCCGCAAAGTTTTTTACATTAGTGGCTTCAGTATCACTTAAAAAATCTAAAGTCAATGTAATGATTTTACCTACTTTATGTGAACTCTTTACGTATTCATTATTGCCATATGCTTTTTGATATTTAGTACCAAATTCATAATTCTCAGACAAACCAACACTTGGCTCAACTGGTAATGTAAATTTATTTAAAAATAATAATTCGGATAAATTGCTAATAGTGTTGCCGTTAGCATGAAAAAAATAATAGCGCTTTGGTAGAGGTGTAATACCAAACACAGTCCAACCAGCACTAAAATCATCAGTAATGGCAGAAACACTAGTTACTGCGCCAGTAGCGTTAGCTGAATTCCATAAGGTAATGTTACCAGTTTCTGCGGCATTAAAATGTAACGCTGCGGTTCTACACGTTTTATCTGCTCCAAAGTCAAAGCGTATAGCATCATTTGATCCTACATCAGTGATTGGATTTGCAATAGAACCATCACGAATATAATGTTCATTCGTGATACTACTGGATGTTGCAAAGTTTGTACCCCCAGTTTCTGAATTTAGAGTTATTGTACCATCTGCGGTAGGCGCAGTGTAAAAACCAGAATTATCATAATAAAATGTACTCGCCATTATTCAAAACTCTCTCTTAGTTTAAAATTCACTGAATATGCTAATGGAGCAATTGCATTAAATACTAGTGGCGATGCCAAACGTACATAATGATTTGTAGAGCCATCATAATAAATAAATTTATATTTATTCTGAACTGTGCTTTGAAATGTATTAAGTAAATCTTTTAAAGATGTAGTAATAATTGGCAATGTAATGCTCCAAGTTGTGTGTGGAACGTCAATTTTATTACTATACTGAGTGCCATTATACGCAGTGTTAATCACCGTATTATATACTTCATTGTCTGTATTCTCAACTTCTGGTTGACCAATGTCTAGCGCAGTTCCCATAATCACTTCATGCATACCATCAAAAGTTCCATCCTGACTTCTTAATACCCAGTATCGATTAGTAGCTTCTGTAAACTCAGTTACATTCCAACCAATAGCACTTGAGTTTATATTACCACGATTACTATAACTAGCCGCTGAACTGTTGCTAGAATAAAAATATAAATCATTTGTATCAGCCACTGAATGATAGTTCGCAATAAAATCAATAGTCTTAACACCACCAAAATCAACTCTAATAACATCATTTGTTCCAAAACTACTAATCACAGTATCGGTAATACTATTACTATTAACATTAGCTTCATTTGTAACTTGACTTCCATCAGTAACTGTAAATGAATTATCAGATTGATCAAACGATCCAGCCGCCACTACCGTTGCATCATAATAACCATCTATACTATAGTATAACTTATGTGCCATTATGCTTTATGCACTTCCATTGCTTTAATTTTTAAACTATTGATACTGCGAGTGGTATCAGTAATTCTAAATTGATAATCAGTATAACTAGCAGAGCTATCACGCAATCTAAAATCAATTGGCGAGTCTGAAAATGTAATCATATCTCCTACTTCTAATTTATAATGTTGTGGATTTAATAATTCACATTCTACTAATACGCGCTGAAATTTATACAATGCTAATAAATTTACACCGCCTTCCACCTCATTAACCCAGTCATTATTTCTAATTAACGTGTTATCATTAGCACTAAAACCATAGTTACTTTGTTCAGTAGTATCTGTTGAGGTTGAACCAGATAAATAGGTATTTTTTACTGGATGCTTATCATAATTTGTTGTCACTGACCATAACATATCACTAAGTGGTATAGTTCCAAATTGTATATTTTTATAATCTGCAACTGTTAAATCAGCGGTAATAGCTTTGCTACTCGCATCTTCTATTAAATAATACACTTTACCATTACTAGGTTTTACATACGCAATAAACCCAGCTTCTTTTTGTAGCTTTAACAAAGCTTGATGTACAGTCATACCTGGATCAGTAATACTGCACCTTGTTAATCCATCACTATTAAAATTGCCTTCTACTGCTGCTTGAGTGGTGGCATCAATACTGCTAGATCCTGGGCCAAGATTGGTTAAAATATTCTCATGGACTTCTGTTGGCCCATGATCACTTATGTCTGTATCGTATGTAAGTGTGTTATCTAAACCAGTACCATCAGTGCCAATATATAATGTTTGTGGTATCTCTTGTGGATTGTATTTATTTGCGTTTTCATCAATAGGTATAAAGCACGTAAAATCTAAAAACATTTTCTGTATAACAGCAGTCTGTGTACTAGACGTTGCTTGCTGATAAAAACCTAAAATCACACCATTTAAGTTTGTACCTGACGCATTACTAGACCATACACTAGTCACATCTTTTTTTGATTCTAGTGAATTAGAAGTTAATTCTTGACTCCAGCTATTGCTAGTAGTTACAGTCTCATTTAATATAGTAGTACCATCTCCATTTTTAAGCCATATATAAACATTAGATCCTTGTGTAGATGTTCCAGTAATTCCAGCTTTGACTGTTTTAATTTGTCCTACTAATGCACCGCTATATTCTCCAAACGCACCTTTACGAGCCGTACCACCACCAGTCACTGCACACGTTACCGATGTACCAGTGTCATCATCTATAGTATTTGCTATTGCAACTACAGTTAAATTGGAAGCAGACACATCTCCAGATGCGGCGCTAGTATTAGCATATAAACGCACTGTATATCGAAAATACGCTTTATTAGTTGCAGTATCATCATCATTATTTACTACACACGTATTGGTGTCAAATTTATTATTTGTGCCACTTGATGCTTCTTCTATAGGCACAAAGCGATCTATCCCATCAATATAAATATGCGGTCTACCACCAGTATCATTAATACCTTCATCGTAATATAAAGAGTCTCGATCTTTGGCTATAAACTCTACTGGTCTTAGTTTTCTACTTGCACATACACTCGGACTAGCTTCAGTAGATGCATTCTCTGTGAAGTCTCCATAATGTAATGGGCGATAGCGTTTACTACCTGGAACATTATATCCAGTCAATGTAGCAATCTGTGCTTGCAATACTCTGTTATCTCTCCACGCTGTGTTATCTTCACATTCTACTGCAATTTCAGTGGCAGTCATGCTTGTAATACCACGCACACGACCAGTAAATACTTTTACACAATTATTAATATCATCTGTAGTATTTTCGGTAGCAAAGTAAATAACAACTGCTTGATTTCCACGCCTACCAAACGTGCTTTCATATCCATTATTTGCAATACGCAGTGTGATTGAATTAGTACGTGATGTATGATTACGAAAATTTATACTAGAAGTAATACTAGGCGAACTTAATAATCTACCATCATACGCTTGACCATCCACAGTGACATTACGAGTAGATAAAAATATAGTCGCACTTCCAGCAATAGATACTATTGGATAAATATCAGCATTATTACTTAGTGTATCTTTAAATGCTTGTGAAAATGTAAGCGCCATTACGCGTTGGCTTCACGCCTTAATTCATTTTTAATAAATGGTAATACTTTAGTGCGTACATGATCTTCATTACCAATCATATCCCCAGCAATATTAATCGTCAATCCACTACTTGTATTTCCAGTGCGATTCATATCTGCTAAGTTTTGTACGCCAATATTCTGCACTGCGGATCTACGCATAACAAATTCCCCAGCTTGAGCCATGATAGGAACATTGTCCTGGCCTTGTACTACTCCACCAGTGGCAAAGCGTTGCACACCGTTATTATGTATTAATCCACCAGTATGTGCGATTGCACCACCTATCGCAGAAACCAACGCACCAGCGCCACCTAATAATGGATTACCAGTTGCGCCACCAATAGTTTGCATCAATCCACCAATACCAGTAATAAATGATTTTAATTTTTGTTCTGCAGTAGCTTCATTATTTGCCAATGTTTTAAAGGCATTAGATAATGAATTTACTGCGCCAGCCGCCATGTTTAACGTATTAACTTGATCTGTTAATGTCTTAGATGTTTGATTGGTTTCAAGTTCTGTTAACTGTTCATTTAATTTCTTTAGTGCAGCGGTCACTTCTTCTGTAGTACCAATGGTTTCTCTATTGGCTTCTATCATAGCTATGGTGCTTTTTATAGCATTAATCTGACCTAAATTGGTACTACCTAATACAGATGCAAATTGGGATGTACGCTCTGCTAGAGATTGTACTGCTTTTTCTTCCTCTTCTTGTTTTTCTTTTAAAAATTTTGTCTCGTGAAATGTGTTAATTAATGCTTCAGCAAGTTTTTTTTGGTTTTCTCCTAAACTAATCGTTGCATCTTTACTAACAACTAAACGATCATTATGATCAATATATACATCATTTAAATCATTAAGATTTTCAACCATAAAATTATAAGTTTCATTACTTAAACCTAATTCAGTAACAATATCTTTTAATAATTTTTGTTTAGTTATTAAAATATCACGTTCTTGTTCTCCAGACACCAATATACTTTGATTAAATAACTCAGCACTAGTTGCGTTTATCAACGCTAGACGTTCTTTTAAATCAATCTCATCTTGTAAAAGTTTTTTGCGTGTATCTGCTGCGGATTTTTCTCTTTCTAAGCGATCCTTTTCTAGCTTTTCTCTTCTTTCTACTTCTTTAATAAATGCTTCAAGTCTTCTTACATCTAACTTTTGTGCATCACTTAATGTGCGCCCAAGTCTAATTTGTTCTTGTATTACTAACGATTCGCCATCTAATACCGCTAATCTAAGTTCTAACTTCCTAGTCATTTCCTCATATGACTGAGTTATTTCTTTATTTTCTTCTATTAATTCTGAACTAGCACTTGAGCCATTTTTTAATTGATTAATAAATTCTTTTAATTGTTTAGCATGATCTACAAGAGCATCTTCACTATCTTCTGTACTTTTAGCTAAATGATCAAACGTACCAGCAAATTCTGCAAACTTATCAATACCAAATAATGTGACTGCAATACCAATAGCTTTTAATACTTTTGTCCAAGATGCCATAAACGCCACTAGTGTAATCGTTTGTGTCTTTAAAAATCCAAATGCAACAGCTAATGAACCTACCGCTAAAGATGCTTCTGCAATTTGTTTTACATCAATACTTCTAAAAAATTGTTCAGTCAGTTTTATTAAGTCTGTAAGTATAGGTAAAACACTTTCGCCAATAGTAGCAGCAAAACGCGTCATAGCATCTTGCATATTCGACACTGCTCCACTATAGGTTTCAGACAAACGATCTGCACTACCAGCAATACGTCCATCTGGATCTGATAAGGCTTCTAACATAGCCACTCTAAACTGAGGTAATGTGAGCTTTGTTAGATCATCAATACCTTTAAAATCTTTAATAAGTGTAAGTATGCCTTTTTCGCGAAACACGTCAGCCGCACCTTGTCCTCCAGCAAACGCACGACCTAAAGAACTAGCTGCATCTACTGCGGTTGTACCCATAAAGGCAGCTAAATCTGTAACTGATTTTAATGTAGCTTGAGAATCAACACCGAATGCTTCTAGTGTAGCACCAGCACTTACAACATCTTGAAGTTGAAATGGTGTTTTAGATGCAATCTTGTTAAACGATGCAAAGGCTTTTTCTGCTTCTTCTACACTACCAGTTAATCCTACTAAGCGAGTTTTAACGTCCTGAAAACCAGATGCGGCATTAACAAATTTATTCATTATAGCCACTGCGCCACCTACGGCAAAGGTATAAACAAGAATCTTATTACGCAGTGTACCAAGTTCAGCAATCAAACCTTTAGTTTGCTGACGCATACGCTTTTGTGTGTCTTTAAACTGCTTAGTGTCGGTGTCTAAGCCTTTAATATCCTTACGTGATCTGGCAAAGCCTTTAGACCTTACTTCAATAATAAATTTCTTATCAGCCATTATTTCTTCTCATTAATGATTGCGTTATACTCTTCATCTATAGCCGAAAAGATGACTAGACGCTCATATTCTGCGTCATCTATGTTAGTTGCAAATGGAATATTAAATCGCTTCATAGACATATACTCTTCCATCGTTATATTGGTTTCAGAATTGCAAAAATAAGAAGTGTCTGCGCAAAATAATAAATTATAATAAAGAGATGCACCAGGTGTAAACTTACTGCTTGAATCTTCTGCTAAAATACGATCCACTTCGTTCCATAGTTCATCCTCAGTAAATGTAATGACTTTGTTTAAAGTCGTTGATTTTGCTTTGTATGGAAAAACTAGATTGCGAGATGGATTTCGATTGTAAAACATCCAAACCGCTACACGGTGCAAAATTACTTTTTTTTAGATGGCTCTTTATATGCGTTGTAAATCTTCATTAATACTGAATCAATTGCATTATCATCTAGCTTACCTAGTTTAGACTCTGGATCTGCAAATGCAAAGTTTAATACCCAGTCTAAAACGTCAAAAAATTTAGACGCATTAATCTCTCCAGTCGCACTGACTGCTTTTAATTCTAATTTATGAAGTTCTCTACGAGCTTTAAATGTTATCGGATTAACATTAAAATTTCCATGATCTGTTTTTACTGTCATTATATTGTCTCATTATATGAGTCCTACGCAGAGTGATAAATTTTAACTATCGCCACCAGCACCAGCAAATTTAAAGATTGCGGTTGAAGTTGCTCCTGTATACACGGCTCTAAATGGTAGTGTCATTTTCCATCCATCTTCATCTAATGCGTTTGCGGCAGTATCGTTCATACACTGAGGTATTTCAATTTGGTACACTCCAGTATCTAAATCCAATGCTACGGTACTTTGACCTTCTGCACTAGCTGTTAATGCAAGATCGTCACGCTTACACGTCAAACTACCAGTGACTTCGTATGGGCCAACTGAGTAACCAAATGGTTTAAACGCTCCACCATCTTGATGTCCAACTCTAGTTACAGTACGTGCAATATTAACTTCAAATCCAAATAAGGTTAAATCTTGACTTGCGTAATTTGTTGCTGTTAAATCATGCATATTAAACATAGTTTGTTGATCGCTGACTGAGGTAGCAACTGTGTGTCCTACATTAGTGGTAGCAGTAGGTAGGTATGCGGTAACAAATGTTGCAGTACACATGACCACTCCCGCATTACTACCAATGTCTCCAGAAAAAGAAATACCAGTACACATTGCAGAAGTAAACACCATATCTTTATCTGTACCAGCGACAGCAGCGTGACCACCATTTTCTATAATAATAGACACTGGTTTTGTATTCGTTGTGTTATCTGCGAATACAGATGTGGTTGGCATATTACCTAATAAAGCAGAAATTCCTCCAGATGCTCCATCTTCATAAAGATTTAACAATACTCGCTTAGTGGCTAGATCTGTACAATGAAATGTCATTGAAATTTCATACATACGATCATGCCTTCTTGCCTTAACCATATCATCACTTTGTGTTGATCCACCAGAACCGATCCTAAATGGCGCTACATCTAGAGTTTGACCACCAGAACCAATATCAGTAAATGAATACTCTGTACACGGCATCTCTACCGCTGCACACGCTTGCACTGCTGGCGTTCCCATCGTGGCTTCTGTTCCAATTAATACGCGAGTATTTTTTGTTATTTGAAAATTTACACTAGCCATTATTTATCTCCTTTAGGCGGTTTGACTTCATCTAAGCACTTCTTCAACTTCTCTGGAAGTTTACCACTATAATTAATTTGCATACCTTCTAATAACCAGATGTGTTTAGATGCACAGCCTAAGCCTAACATATTATCTTTTTCTGGTAAATCTTTATAGCCTGGCTTCGCTTTATATTGCTTACTCATACTAACTCCATAGTTGTACATGAGAATACAAGTGATGCGCTGAGTAAACTTGTATCATCTTCATTTTGTTCATAATTAATGCTCTCTACACTTGCATTGTAAAATTTGACATCACTTGACACTGAATAGGTCTTGTTATTATATATTAAGCGTTTTAAACGCTCCATAATCTGCGCAATTTGTTTAAAGTTATTTTTAGTATATGTGCCATTAGTTTTTAATTGATAATCAATAATAACATTGTATTCTCTACTCTGACCGCTTACAAATAGCTCTTCAATATTATCAGCACTAGGTGTAATCAGAAAACTTTGATTACCTTGATGCTCGTCAAAATGAATTGGTATATTAAATTCATTTGCAATAATCGAATGCAAACTATCTATAACTCGATCATAGATGACATTTTCATACGTAATTGCCATCTACTTATACCTTAATAGATGACATCTCATCGATATAACTGACCTGACTTAACCGATCCAATTGGAATGCTATCACTTTGAAAAGTTATGCTCCATTCATCTGACGCAGTATACACCCCAGCTTGAAAACGTATTTGCGCTCCATACGCTAGGTTTTGATAATCTCCAGTAACACGCTCTGCGTCTACCACTTTCTGCATTCTTAATCCATCTGAATTTTTAACATACACATCATAAAAAACTGGAGATTGTGTGCCAGGTGTGAATGTGCCACCAGTCGAAATAACCACTCGAACTTCATCATAATCAGTGTGCGGTGGGCCTTGTATTTTAATATCTTCAATATAACCAGTAGTATTTCCATTTAATGAAATCTCTGCTATAACTCCACTTTCGGATCTATAGCTAGTTTCATTCCACATGACATATTGCTTTTGTTTTAATTTAGTAAGTAATCCATCTTCGCCAAGCGCCATCTCTTCTAGTATATCTGCGCGCTCTACATCACTGCTTCTTACTAAGTCTGCGCACGCTAATATTGCGTTAATACGAATTACGATAAAATCATACGCTCTATCCGATGCACCTTGATAATTAGAATTCCCACGTTTATATATCGGTCTATTTAAATAACTACGCATATGATCTGCTTGCTCTTTACAGACTGTAGTTTTAAGTGTGTCCCAATCTTGACCACCTTCAAATACTGATGAGTTTAATGCTGAGACACTAGAATTCGCTAAAAAATAGGTTAATACATCTGTGTTACTATTATAATTTGCTTCGCCATCTGCGTTAGGTGTATCGGTAACCATACTAAGTTCTGCACCATCTTTATACGCTAACGATATATATCCAGTATTAGTGAGTTGATAAAGATTTGTAGTACCAGTCGTTGCCCAATTTGGTGCAAGCACTCGTTTTCTATCAAATTGATCTATATCACTTACAACGGCTTGTAAATCTGTATTATTATTGCAAAATGCGGTTTGATAACTCATGCGAAGGCTACTCCAAATTGACTAGGTAAGATTGTTACATCTGGTACTTGCGTAGTGATGATAAGCGCAATAATTAAACTAGTGACCATATCTGGATCATTTGTAGGATCATCTAAATCTCTACATAGCGATTGTAATTCTCGCATCACTTCTATTAAACGATCCATTTTCATAGCATCATCCATATTGCTGCACTATTTCCATATAGTGTTCAGGTGTTGCTTTACCTTTATATGTATTGTAATATTTTTTATAATACACTGATTGGTCAATTAATGTTTGTGGAAGTGGTTTTGGTACGCGTCTATAATGCAATCTACACATTACTATTTGCGCGGCTAGGTTAGTGGTAAGTATAAACTTCCATTTCTTTTCATTAGGTAATGTAAAGTGCGACCAATCTAATTCACATACTTCAGCCACTTTTTTCATTAACTCTTCACGATATTGTAAATAATTTTCTATAATATCTACTGCTACCCACGGTTCACATTGAAACACGCCACGAGCTGGGCCTTTTATTTGCTTTAAATAAACATATTTACTTTCAACTAAACCAGTATTATATACCAGATCTAATGCTTTAGGCGATGCATACTTATCTCCTAGTTCACTAAGAACGTGCTTTATCACTTGACGCATTTGACCTGGATCAATCATTTCTTTTTAGGCATTAACTTCTTTTTTTTCTTTTTAAAGTTAATCTTCTTTCCATATCCTTTTTTACTTGGCATACTAACTCCTTTTCTTTTTAATTTTTTTAATCTTACCACTACTAGTGCGCGCAAACTTGTGAGTCTTAGTCTCACGAATAAGTGTACCACTGTAGCGTTTACCACCAAATGTCCAACTTACTTTCTTTGCCATATTACCATTTTACCTTGTTTGACCAATAAGCTGCACTCATGCGACCTTTGGCAATGTTCTTAGCGTGTCTTTTTTTAAAACTTCTACGCCTTGCTCTTTGTGCTGCACTTTTAGGATTCTTCCCAGCACCACTAACTCCTTGTTGTCCAAATCGTATCAAACGTATTCTACTTCCAACTTTAGCCAACACCGCGTGACTTTTAGTCTTATGACTTCTAGTGCGCTTTGGTTTATTATAACCAGAAAATTTTATTCCTCGATACGTGATCAATCTGCTTTCCCACCCATAACTTCAGCTACACTATCTGTACAAGCATCTGCTATGTTTTTAAAGAACGCAACTTCTTCAGCTTCGTTCATTTCTGGTAGATTAATGGCACTAGCTAATTTTTTAGCTAATGCATTTTCAAACGCATCAGATTGAATTTTTTCCATCAACTCCTTCATAAACATTGAGATGATTTTCTTTGCGAATTTCTTCATTTCTTTTCCTTTATATTTCTTATCAATAAAACTATACTTAATAGCGCTACAACGATCTGTAATATTTCATGCACTCCACTAAAGTTTAATGCGTAGTTCCCAAAACTAATCGCTGCAACTCTTACACTATCCATTATAGACCTTTTCCATTAATACGTCCTTTTATATAATTCAGAGAATCGGTTACATCATTGATTTCTGTAATGATACTAGATTGTCTACGTTCAGATGATTCCATTAATTTTTCTGCACGCCTTTCAGAGTTATTATCACTCTTGTTATGTCTCTCTATTAGCTTTACTACAATTTGCGTTTGTGATTCGATCTCTTTTAAAATCTCTGCTATGTCTTTGCTCTGACCTTCATTTAATACTGTGAGTGTCTGTAAACTTTCAGCCTGACTAGATGCGCGCGTATTCATAGTATAGATTAACCATAAAAAGCACGCCACTATACAGCCAGTAAGGCCAATATCTCCATAAAGTGTTGCAAATTCTTGTAGCATTTATTTCTTTTTCCACGGATTTAATTTTTGATAAAATTTCAATTCTTCTTGCAATGCGGCAATGGATTTAGCTTCAGCCAGCTCATGTTTAGTAAGTAAGTTCCTAATCTCTGCATTTGCTGATAATATTCCATTCTCAAGATTTTTAATTCTGGTTTCGATACGCCAATAACCGTATACAAGGCTACACACCAATACAGTAAGCTGTAGTAACCATTTGAGGTTAATGCTGATAATAGCATTGTCATCAAGCACGTTAGCACGATAAGACCTAGCAGTTTGAACATCATTCACTTACCAACTCTACTAATTCATATTGGGCATGATAAAAACACCAATTTTGTCCAACTCTAATATCGTGATAATAATGAGTTATAGAATCTTGTATAACTTCATCAAACACTGAGTCATTAGCACCGTCTAAATTGTATCCCATTACAGACCAGCCACTGCAACCATTAACTACTGTAACCATTAATAATGTTAGTACTAAGAAAAGCAAATAATATGTTAGTGCTTTCATTTCACTTTTTGACATAAACATACTTTACTGGAATATCATAACTAGTACTTCTATTGTTCATCTTTCTACAACCTTATTATTTATTAATTTATGTTTAACAATGTCAATGCGCCCATGACCAGACTCGTGCAGTTTTGCACACTCAGCCACATAAGCCAATTCTATAGTTTGAAATGAATCAGATTTAGTTTTTATTTCATCATCTACCACTAGAAAATATTTTTTACTATTTGGATATGTTAACGTCTTAGACTCACTTAACTTTTTAACCATTCCTGGATTTTTATTTAAATGAATCACTACGTTGTGATCTTGAGCGCATTTACGAACTATCATTTAAGCAGCAGACTCCATAGCTTTTTTAAGCTCTTTAACGCCTTGCTGATGCTTTTCATTAAAGACTTTCAATGTAGCACTTAGCTGTTCATTTACGTGCAGATTTGTAGCTAGTTTATTGTTTAGGTCGTTAACGTGATTTTGGTTTCTAGCTACTTCATTTGCTAGTTCTTTTTGTGCGTCTGTCATATCCTCAATAGCGTATTCTTTACCATCGAGATTTAACATTGGCTTGTCTTTTTGTTTTTTTGCCATTGTGTTTCCTTTTTAGTTAATTAATCTTTATCTGCTTCTAGTTTATCTGACCATGCTTTCTTAACAGCATCTGTCCAAATTGCACCAGCTAATGCTTTGATTTCAGCATACTCGCCACTTACATCCATATCTGGTGTTAATACTTTTCTGTGATATGAAAATGATAATTCTTTACCATCTTCCATGATTGAAGTCTTAGTACGCACATTAATATGTTTGTATTCTGTACGAACCTCATAATCATCTTTTAACTCTTTAGTAATTGCCATTTTATTTCCTTGTTTTGTTCCACTTAATTATCCAATTAAGATGTAAAATATGTAACATTAATTCTAATGCTAGTGCTATTAGCAAATATCGCTGTAGTTGTACCAGTTGCAGTTCCACCACTCCCATCTACACTACAAAGAGTAATTGTACTTGCGTTGTTATTAACAGATGGATTTACAGTACTTACTGTGCTTGCTGAACCACTAAAAAACCCAACACACCCACTTGCTTCTGTTGCATCAATAGATGTAAAGGGTAATCCACTAATTGTATGAGTGCTACCAGTTCCAATAGCATTAATATTTAAACTTATAATACAGGTAACTTTTCTTCCAATTTTAGTGTAATTCCCTACTTGAGCATTATAAGAAGTGTTACCACCAAGTGAAGGCGTAAAAGTACCTTCTTCATAATCATCTAAAACATTTGCACCACCATTAGCTACTTGAGATGCTGGGAATTGTATTCCAGCAGTATGAACTAAAGCTCCACTATCTTGAGCCATATAAACTGCTGTTACACTCGCATTTCCTAGAGTTACTGAATTGTCTGCTACTCCAGTTGTGCTTGTTCCAATTACAATCTGATTTGTACCAGTTGCACTACTTGGGTCTGATAATGTTCCAATACAGATATTATTAGTACCTGTTGTGACTACATCTCCAGCGGCAGTACCCACAAAAGTGCTTGCTTCAACTGCTCCTTGTAAATTAATTCCAGCACCTTGTCCAATAGCAACATTATTACCACCAGTCATAGGCGTTCCATCTACGCCTTTTCCAGCCTCATAACCTACATAAGTATTACTTCCACCAGTTGTAAGATATAAGCCACTATTAAAACCAATAGCAGTATTTCCAGCTCCAGATGTAAGAGCATTTAATGCATTTATTCCTACTGCAACTGTTCCATCTGTTGTAGTTTGACCAGCACTAGCACTATATAATGCCCCTCCACCAATCGCTACCATAGCTGAGGCAGTAGTTGCAGTTGTAATTGCCCCAGAACCAATAGCAACATTAGCATCTCCTGTGGTTATAGCCCCACCAGTACCTCGTCCTACAACTGTATTATAAGCACCTTCAGTAAGATTAGGTAAAGTACCATATCCTACAGCCACATTGCCATCAGCATCAGCGTGTCTTGTGCCACTACCAGCAGAATCTTCTCCAATAAACACGTTTTGTATTGAACCAGAGACAGCATTGTTTCCAGCATTTTTTCCAAAAATTGTATTTTGAGTACCTAAATCATTATTACTCAATGAAATGCGAGAGTTATTATCAACCAACATTCTTGTAGTACCAGAAGCAGTATTATAATTTGCACCAGTAACTATTCCAACACTTGTTGCGGCATTACCAACCCCAGTTCCCCCACCAATATATACAGCATTTGCTGAACTTGCAGATTGTGCATAAAACAATGTAACTGGTTCTTCTGCTTGTTTATAATGAAGCATCCCCATTCTAGCTTCTTTGATAGTATCATCTGCATCTGCTACATCACTCATTGTTAATTGAAAAGCATCAGCATCACCTACTATTTCCATTTTAGCGTGAGTTGGCGTAGCAGTTCCAATTCCTATATTTCCAGAGCTATTAATAGTCATCCTAGCACTTGCCCCAGTAGCGAATGTAAACGCATCATTCCCATGAGAGTAATTTATATACCCTCTATATGAACTAGCACTAGCTCCATCTCCAAAATGAATTGCACTTGTACCAGTCGTTCCAGCAATAATTGAAATACCAGCATTACCAGAATCATATACAACTAAATTATCTGCACCAGCATCATAGTTTTCTGGAGAATCAGTTCCAATTCCTACTTTTCCATTATTTAAAGTCATCATAGAGGTTGATGAGGCATAATCATAAAAGATTAATGGATCGTTTGTAGCTGAACCATCGGAAAAAACACTCCAAGAATTACCACCCCCATTTGCAAACTTTAATTGAGCATCTGAATTTGTAGCACTATCTATAGTTATTCTAGCATCTCCAATATCTGTATGAACGTGTAAATTTGAGTTTGGAGAATCAGTTCCAATGCCTACGTTACCACCAGTAAAATATGAATCTCCAGCTGTATCAAGTCTTATTTTTGAACTTGCTCCATTGGCATAAAGTAATAACCCAGCATTATCTGATGAACTACAAAAGAAATTAAATAATAATGAATTGTCTGTATCTTCATAAATTAATAGTGGATTACCATTTGTAGCAGAAAATATTTTCATAGCCGAAGGTGAGCCACTTTCACCGAGAGTTAAGGCTGTATCTGGAGAAGCAGTTCCAATTCCTACATTTCCACCAGCAGAAATTTGCATTCTTTGCGTATTATTAGTAAAAAAATTTAAATTTGTATTTTCTCTGTTTACTATATATGCGTGTTCATCAGATTCAAAACCGAATAATAAACCATCATCGTGAGTTGTGCCAGTAGTTGTATTTGTAATGTGAATATAATTGTAATCTGAATTTGGTTTATGGATATGTAAACTATTAAATACTGGCGAAATTCCTAGACCTAATTTTCCATCTTTATCAAGAGTCATATTAACAGAACTAGAGCCTCCAGACATAGTGCTAAATTCTATTTGACCATCATCTTTATTGGTTGTATCAGCACCACTTGCTCCAGATATTTGAGCAACAGCAGTTCCATTCCATTTGAAATTAATATTTCCTAGACCTTGATCTGCTCCAGACCTATTAGCATCTAAGTTTAAAGCAACGGCTGAATTACCAGTATTTTCTGCTGTAATAGCAGTTGAAGTAGCACTTTCTAAATTTAACAAGACTGACGGAGATTGTGTTCCTATACCTACATTTCCCCCACTTAGAACAGCTACTTTTCTTGAGCCACCTAATCCAATATAAAAATCAGATGTACCCATTTCTAAATCTGTATAATTGCTTGATTTTTGTAATCTAATTTTTTGATTATCAGAACTACTTAAATGTAATTGAACTGAAGGAGTAGTACCTATTCCAACTCGTGAATTTGTAGTATCTACAATAAATATATCGCCACCATCTCCATTTTTTCTAACTAATAGAGCTTCGGTGCTAGTTACATCTATTACTTGCGTTCCTTCTATTATTTCATCAAAGCTAAGTGATCCACCACC